GTTCACTTTTGTGTATGGCATTTTAACTTTGTGGCTACAACTAGAAAATGCTCAGAGGGACAACTGCTTACAGTTCATCGGTCACAACTGCCGCTTGAAAGGTCCACAAGTGAACAACGGCAGGTAACCTGGTGATTTTGGCAATTGTTTGCAGATCCTCGGTCATCTGCGCGACTGTGAGTCCGACATTTGAGTAGCGTGCCGCTACCCAGTCCAATGTCTGGGAATCCCAATGATCTCGTGGACTATCAACCTGGGTCCAAACGCTGTACTCGTCAGCCACCATCTTGGTGACTTTTTGGCCCTGCAGTAACTCGTCGATTTTACACGCCAAGTCATACATAACAGGTACATTGCAATACAGCTTAAGTTGCTGCGCGACTCCACGAGTCCACGCCGCCAGGTCGCACGGTGCCGGATCGACTTTCCAATAGGCCTTGTAAGAGCGGCGACCAATGGTCGGCCCCCAGGTGTACCTACGGTTAGCCAAATAAGGCATCATGCCAAGGAAGGTGATATCCAGGACACTGTAAGAGGTGTTAGCCTTCACGCTAAGTCCAAACCCCTCAATGTTCTTCACTATCTGATCCTTGTACATTTCCACATCATAGGAGCAGGCTACGCAGGAGTCATCCCCGACTATCGCTATGCTAGTGCACAGCGAGGCATGGTGCATGTCTTCGACCGTTAAGTCTCCGACGTCCTTGCCAGCTAGAGCTGCAGCAAAGGACATAGACATGACCACTCCATTGAGGATAGCGTTCCCTAGGGCGGTATCATCACGTCCAGAGGCATTACAAACCTCCGCTTGGTACTCGATCTTAACATTCTCCTTGTGCATTCTGACTTTGCCGTGAGGCGTCCGCCAGATGTCCAGAACCTCCCAGAAACTGGGCGGTGCGTCTGGATATATACTACGATATATGCGCTCTATTAAGTCCCAAGCCTGAGCTGACCAGGTTGCATCAAATGCACTGTAATCACTCATGAACCATGATGTTGCCCCAATATTCCTTGCGAGCCATTTATC